CTTGCCATTCTTCACCCCTACTACTTCGTATCGAATCTCACCAGAATCAGTTTTGAACGGCTCATACTCAATAGCGTCCACATTCGCTCTCAAAGCGTCTGTATAGCGATCTATCTGCCTTTTGCCTGTGGTGATACCAACCCTGTCGTATCCCTTGTCTACAGCCTCTTGTAAGGCTCTCTTTAATACTAGTTGATACCAGTCTTCTTTGAATGGAGCGTCGGGGACGCCAAGAGAACTTGAACCTGTCGCGTTAGCAATAGCCCCTTCTCTTGTTGGGCTTGCAAAACCAACTTGTGTCTTTGATCGGTCAAACACCATGAACTCGGTGCCGATTTGCGGACCACCGCGATACCCGTATTTGGGCACCTCAACTACTTCCCATCCCGCTGGAAGTTGACCCGACTTGCTTGCGTAACCTTTCTCCCTCCCCGCCTGATGCCAGTCTGATTGAATCTCCTCAATCAATAGCATCTTCTTTCCGTCTGCATCTACTCGGTCATTGACTCGCAGATGAGCTAGGACGTTAGGTTGATCCCAGTGGGAGGAGCGGTAATCTGTTCTATTCTCAAACAATCTACGAGACTCTTGAACAACCTCATCTTTTTCCGCTTCCGACAAAAACCGCATTTGCTTACCAAACAACTTTTGCGCTATTTGATCTGTGGTCATGCTATCCGAAGGCAACGTCAGCAGAATCTCTCGGTAGTTCTCGCCACCGGGAAGGGTCCATTGGGAGTGTCTGGTTGGCTCGCCTTTAGGAAGGTCATACCTTTGGTTCTCTAACTTTTCCAACATTTCTTTCATGTTGACAATCTTGTCGTACTTTAATTGCCAATCAAATGGCAACTCATTCAACATCTTGTCATCACGAATTTCTCTAAACAGATAGCCACTGTTTTGGAAATCTTCTTGAGCCGAAATGATCTTGTTTTGCAACTCGTCTATTTGATTAGTTAAACCCTCATAAGATCGAGTTCTGTGGCCTAACTGAACTTCACCTAGCTGTACCTTGTTTTCCGCCAAGTAGTCCTGAATCTCTTTCTTGCTGACATTCTGCTTTCCAGCAAGGAAATCTTTCAGTCCGGTGTATTCCAACTCCTCATCCTTAACACCGGCTTTTCGTAGATCACTCAGGAAGCCTTCGCCCCTTCCTTGACCTCTTTGAAGATTCAACGCCGCTTCTTCAGCAGGGCTGTACAGTTTCATCTCATTACGGGGCGCTTCGACCCTTTGGGGGACCATGAAACTCTGCGTCCCTTGCGTCATCCCCTGAAGGATCTCAGCAGGTAACCCACCCTTTTCCATCGTGCTGTAGACCTGTTTCTCGACAGCCTTCTCTAGACGGCCTCCAGCGGCTTGCAGAGCCTTCTGAGCCATGGCATTAACATCTGCTGCTTTAGCCCCCGCCTGAGCGACAGCAGGACCCGCTAGGATGTTTGCAGGGGATGTGAAGGCTGTAGGCTGCATCGGGAAGGCTTCTGCAACCTTTCCTAAAGCCTCAGCAGCAACATCGAAGTATCTTTCACCCGCAGGTGTTTGCGGAGGACGGAATCTCTTGGCTTGGAACTCAGGTCCCATCTTCCCCATGAACTGGGCGGGAACACCGTGTACTAACGCACCAAAAAGAGAAAGACCTGCATCCGCAAGTCCTTTGGCTTTATCTAGCTTCGTCTCGTCCGGACGAAAGATGGATCGAACATCACCACCAAGAATAGGTTCTTCAACCGGAGGGATGTCTGATGTGGGTTGGGTCATCGGCAGACCCCCGAGGATTCGTTCCATACTTCCTCCTTACCCCATGAATGATATACCGTATTGTCAGCCCCGCCTAGCAAGTTCACTGACACACAGTTTGCAGATTTTCCTCCCCGGATTCACCGTTGGGAGAACTTGCTTCGCACCCCGCCTCATTTTCTTCTGACTCAGCATCTTGCAGTAGGTATCCTTACCTCTCCAAAGATGAGCTGATGTAGTTAGATTATCGGGGTTGTAGTAAAAGGAGTAAGTTTTATTCATTGATATAGGTTCTATTATGTTTTAGAACCCCTTGGTGGTGAGTTTTGAGCATAGCGAAGCCTAACCGTAACTAAACAGTTTTCGCTCCGCTAGCGCGAGTTCCCCTTGTATGGAGCCGTTCGTCGCGTTCGCGTCGTCCAGACTTTTCAGTACACCACCGCACTCTAGACCTAGCCCATGCTTCCCGCTTTGGCTTGCTCGTGTAACGGGATAGTTTCTACAGACCCACCGACGTACCGCAATCTGTAGAGGCACACCAAAGCAAAAAACCCATTGGGTGACAGGCTTTAGGCTTGGTTTGCCGCTACATGGTTGGTCCACACCCCTTCCATGTGCTTTGACGAAGCCCGGCCCCCAATGGGTTCGGTATTCGCTGTGTGGCGCTGCTATCGGATTACCAGCCCGACAGTGATTAGAATTTTATCCACCTGATTATCTCTGTCAATACGCAACATTAAGTTAGACATTCTATGTTGCTTCCCATAGAAGTTTTTGCCCCCTCAGTAGAGCGTCGGTATCAATCCTTGGTCTGCTGGCGACGTTCCAGTTGCCTCCGCCTCTTAATCCTATGCACTTCCAGTTTGAGGCTTTCAATGAAGCGCCGCCTTCTTCTGGAAGGGTATAAGTGATTAACCTTTTGTACCCAAGCGCCTTAGCCGCTTTCCAAGCAGCAGAGTACAGCATTGAACAAGCGTTCTTCGTCCCGTCCGTACAACAACGATTGACCTCTAACGTAAACCCGTCGTCTAGGTGTCTTGCCACGGGACGACCAACTAATGCAACACCAACCACCTTGTTGTCATCACTGACAGCTACGCAAAACTTGCAACCAACAACAGGTTTGTGATGACGATGAAACGCCTCCACAAAGGCATTCGCCTCCTCAAAACTGACTGGGGTGATTGTTAACATCACAATGAATATGGATTCTCTCGGGTTCTTCCAGAGTCAACATAATCCTCTTCATCCCAATCATCTCTGGGGGGAGGATCAACTTCTAGCCAGCCTGCGTCTCTTAGCCACCTTAAGACCTGTGTGGTCATGTCCACAAAATCGTCGTGGGTACTCTCTGGGAAGGAACACAACTGAGAGATGCAAGGTTCTGCCCAATCTTTCACATAACCTTTTCTGCGGTCTGATTCCGGAACCCAGACCCGTCCTCGGGCAATGATGTGGCTAACAATATTCAACCTCTGCATCTTGTCTGCTTTGCCGGGGTTGTAGGAAGCAACAGGCAGGTGTGCTCTCTTCAAGTCCTGAATCAACCCGATTCCCGCCGATTTGTCCTCGATGAGAATCGTATCGACCCTCTTCTTATCCCTTCCTTCCCCGAAGATGACCTCGTATTCATCTTGCAGCTTCTCTCGAAGATCAGGGTACTGAAGCCTGTCCTGCCAGCAATCTATCAACATGACCGACATCGGGCCATCCAGAGGCTTGAAGACTCCCCACGTTCCAGCAGCCGTAGGATCGTTCTGGGTCTTTTCTGAAGTCGCGCAGTCATAACTCTGAACGATGTACTCGAACTTCGGGAACTCCTTCTTTGAGGGCCAGAGCTTGAACCACTCCCTCTTTACGATTCCCCCATCCTCTGGATCAATGATCTCTGCGTGGATCTCTTGTCTACCTAACTTCGTACCCTCGTACTGGAGAATCTGCCGCTGGAAGTTCTCGCTGAGGTTCTTGATGTTGGCATAGGTACTAGCTGTTGTAACCCGAACATCATCCCGGTTCAGCAGGTCCAGAATCAGGTCTTTAGGTCTCGGGGTTGTAGTACAGATCAATCTGGTCGGCATATCAGGAAGTTTTAGCCGCAGACCGAACTGCATCTGATCCCACGCCTCTTGTATATAGTCCCAAGCCGCCAGCTCATCAGCCCATCCACCATTGAACTGTGGCCCCCTGAAACGCTCAGGTTCACTAGCAGGAATCCCTTTGATGAGACTCCCGTTTGTGAGCTTTAGTTCGTGTAAGGCCTTGTTGTAGTCGGCTACCAATATCTGAGGAATAACAGACAGCAGCCCTGAATCGCCTTCAAAGCAGGTTGCACGCACATCAGACGACGTTGGAGCCGCTACCAACCACCGAGTCTTAGGATAGGTCCACGCCCACCATCCGATCTGCTCTGCGGCTGTTCTGGTCTTTCCAGCACCCCTTCCTGCTAGCATCAACCAGATCGACCACTCACCCGGAGGAAGGATCTGGTGTTTGTGTGCAGCAGACAACCAATTAGCCCTCCATGCGAAGGCTGCTTGATCCTCTTGAGACAGTAGTTCGAACTTCCTTCGTGTCTCCGGATCCTTCAATAGATCAAGGATATCATCCACGCTGGAACGCACTCATCGGGATCAAGATACAAGGCTCAATGTCCTGAGGGTCGTTCCTGTCGGTTCTGCCGCCTACGACTAGCTTCTTTGATCTCTCTTTCGTCCACCAGATCCCGTCAGTCAGTTTAACTATAAGAATCAGGGGAATGTTCATGGAGTCAGCAAACGTAGCTCCCATGACCCACTTATGAGAGGAGATCATGTATCCACCCATCTTATCTATTTGGGAGTAGGAATAGGACCGACACTTGATCTCTGCAAGAGCAACGATGTCTGCACCTTTGGTGAGGCAGTAATCGACGTTGTACTTGATAGGGAGCTTGTCGAAGTGGCAACCCCACTTGCGGGACATCTCAAGAGCCACGGCAGATTCGTTCTGGAGATCTTGAGAGGACTCATACAGGGGCCTCATTCCTCCAGTTGCCTGCGAGTTTCCAAGTTCGTCAATACCGCATCAAATAGCTGTCGGCTCTCTATCCTGATAGGAGCGCCGTCTTCAGCACCCGTCAGTGCTACACGGTCTCCGTATCGTTTGGGATCCCACTTAGCCAATAGCTTTAGACGGGTCTCGATCTGTAGCTTACGGTGGCCAAGCATATCCTCCTTGCGGACAATCAGCTTCTCACCGTCATCCGTGACGATCTCGCCGTACAGCGGGGTGTTGGCTATGGTCAGACACTCTTCCGCCATAGCAGCATAACCAGCCTCTCTAGCTCGCGCGATGGCTGCGGAAAGACCAACACCATCTTCTCCGGCTGAATCGTCTCTGTACACCCAGTCATAAACTGTGCGCCAAGCGGGCATCCCTTCCATACGACATATCTCTCGTAATGGAACGCCTTCGCTGAGTAGCTCACATATCTTTTGGGCGACCTCTGGACTGTACTTAGAGGGTCTACCAGTTTTTTTGGGTTCTACAGGCTTTTG